GAAGTTCGACATGACCGGGTCGCCGATCCCGTAGCGCACCTCGTCGGCCGCGATCTGTTTCACGGCCTTGACGGCCCGGATCACGTCGCGGCGCGGCAAGGCCCGCAGCTCGCCCGCGGCGTCGCGGAGGGCGACCGACGCCGCCACCGCTACACCAACGCGGGCAGCGTGATGTCAGGCTTCGCGGCCAGCGGCCACGTCGCCGTGGCCGGCAGCGGCGTGTTCGCCGCCCCGCCGTAGTTCCCGGCGGCGATGTAGCACTGGCCGGTCGCGACCGGAGTCGTGTCGTCCTTGTCGAGCTTCATCTCGAACCATTTGAGGGCGGTCTCGTTGGTGAACGCGTAACCGGACAGGCCGCCGCCCGAGTCACGCCAGTCCTGCAGCCAGTTGATGACGATCTGCCAGCCCGACTTGCCGGGCACGGTCGACTCGCCCTCACACCACGTCGCCGGCACCGTCTCCGACACCGGGACGGCTTGGATGGAGGCGTCGGTCACCTGACATTCGAACGCGTCGCCGGTGGCGAGACTCGACTCGTCGTCGGCGAGCTTCAGGCTGCCGTCGGTGATGCTGATAATGGATCTGGGCATTGGCTACCTCACGGGTTGCACATGGCCGGCGTTGTCACCGGCACGGTGAACACGAACGCCCGGTGGGTCACCCCGCCGAGCAGCATGTCGCGGGCGTCGCCCCGCCAGTCGCCCACGGCGGCGTCCTCGAGTTTCAGTGAGCGCAACGCCCGGTTGACCTGTTCGACGAGGACGTCGCGTTCGTCGGCGTGAGCCGGGTTGGTCAGGTCGGCGAACGGCAGGATCGTCACCGTCAAGCCGATGTCGTCGAGCAATCCGCGGCCGCCGAACAGGGATTCGGTGTCCACGGCGACGGCCGGCGGGGCGAGAGCGTCGGGCGATGCGGCGGCGACGGTGACGGCCGGGTCGACCCGTTCCTCGATGGCGGCCGCCACCGCGGCCCGGAGCTCGGCTATCACGCCACCCCCCAGGTCTGTTTCCACGGGCGCAGCAGACTCTTGACCCGGCGTAGGACGTCGGGGCCGATGCTGGCGAGTGTGATGTCGGTGACGAAGTAGCCGTAGGGGGCGGCGGGGCGGCGCAACAGGTCGACGGCCAGCTCGAGCGCCGACTGGTGGACGGGTTCGGGGGTCGGTTCCTCGAGCGGGTCGACCCGCCCGAGGTAGGCGTCGACCATGCTCGACGCCGCGTCGCAGGCCCGCTGGTAACGGGGGTCACCCGTGGCGGTGGCCGCCGCCACGCCAAGCTCGGCGGCCACCTCCGCAGGTGTCACGTAGGCCATCAGCCGACCAGGCTCGCCCGGTTCTTGCCTTCGGCCTCGAGGGCGAGAACGGCGTCGGCCTCGTCGGGGTGGGCCTCGAGGTACGCCTGCACCTCGGCGACCGTGTGGTCGGCCGGGTCGTAGCCGACGACGTCGTCCGGTTCGGAGCCGCCCTCGCCCTCCTCGCCCGGCCCCGACCCGTCGCCCCGGACGGCCTGCTGGTTCGGCGCGTACCAGTCCGACATGGTCAGGTCGCCAGCTGCGTGATCTTGACGACGCCGCCCGGTTCGAGCACGACGGGAGCGAAGTAGCCGGCGTAGGCGACCTGCACCCCGAGGACCGACGGCTCGGTGACCTGCAGGGAACCGATCCGCTGCTCGTACACCTCGGCCGCGGCCGTGTTCACCAGCAGCGCGACGTCGTTGGCGACGGCGGTGGACAGTACGACCGGGATCCCCGAGATCGACCCGACCTGGCCGGAGGCGATGTTGCCCGCGCTGAACCCGGTCGATTGGGCGTTCTGCGGGTTGACGGGGGCGAACAGTCCGCCGAACACGCCGAGCATGTCGGGGCCGACGGCGAGGAACAGGCGGCCCGCGCCCTTCATCGCCCCGAACGCCAGACCCGCCGCGCCCCACAGCGCGGCGGCGACGTCTCCGGCGTCGGGTGCGAGCGGCACGTCGGGACCGTCGGTCGCTGCCGTGTTGAGGGCGTTGTACGTCGCCGTTTCCGTGTCGATGGCGTACTGGGCGGCCAGGTCGTTGATGACCAGATCCATGATCGACGGGGTCGACCAGTCGATGTTCTGGCGGGACACGTTCACGTAGCCGCCGTAGGTCGCCATGATCACCTGGGTCTCGGTGATCAGCATCTTGCGGGACACGAGCTCGGTCTTCTCTGTCGCCTGCGGGCCGACGTCGGTGTGCTGGGTCACCTTGGGCCGGGTGAAGCTCTTGGACGGCACCGCGTTGGTGCCCAACGCCGAAACGATCGGCCGGGCCGCGTCGATGAAGTTGAGGACCGACCCGACGATCGGTTCGGGGATGATCCCCGTGTTGTCGGTCGTCAACTGGTGGGCGGCGGCCCGAGCGAAATACTGCATTCGCTGGCGGGCCTCCTCGTCGCCGAGCCCGGACTTCCACTGGTCGATGACCCATTCGCCGGCCGAGCGGTACTCGGGGGCGGCCGGTTCGGGCCGGCGGGTCAACTGCGAGAACTCGGCGTGCTTGGCCGCCGAATCCCGTGACAGGCGGATCGATTCGCGGAGCGGTTCGAGTTGGCCGGCGAGGAACTCGATGCGGTCCTTCGCCCGGGTGATCAACTCGAGTTCCTTGTCCTCGAGGTCGCGGCCCTTGGTGGTCGCCTCGTCGACGACGCCGTCGATGAACGCCTTGCGTTCCTCGATCTCGCCGTGCAACTGGGCGGCAAGCTCATCGGTTCTACTCACGAGCGGGTCTCCTGTGTCGTTGGACGCGAACGGTTGAACAGCTCGAGCGTCCCGACATCCCCCGCTGCTGGCGGCCCGTCCTACGGTCTACAACGCCAGGTAGTTCCGTCGGTCAGATCTGACCGTAGCGCTCCTCGAGCAGCCAGTCGCGGACCCTATCGAGATTCGGCGTCGCGATCCGTTCACCGGCCGCGGCGTGGCGGCGGACGGCGAGCACGTTGGCGGTCACGTACGCCGGGTCGGTGACGAGCGCGATGTGGTCGAGGAACGCCTTGACGATCCGCCGACGCGACCGGCCCTCGGACCAGTGCGAGTCGCCGGGAAGGACCCCGAACCCGATCGACGCGTCGAGGATCCCGTCGGCCGCGTCGTCGAGCACCTGATCACGGTCGACCCCGGTCCCGGTCACCCCCCGCCCGATGTGGATCTCGGCGACGAGCCCCTCACCGCGGGACGGGTGAAACGCGACGACCTTGCCGACCGACCGGGCCTGCCGCTGATCGGACGTGTCCGGGTCGGGGTGACCAAGAAACGCTTTGACCCGACCGGCGCGCCGCTCGATCCCGTCGAACGCGCCCGGCGCGACCTCCTCGGACACGGCCCGCCCGGCGACGTCGACCGTCGCCGGCGTGTCGTACGGGACGGCGACGAGCTCGACGATCCGCTCGGGATAGCGGACCTGCACGACGGGCCCGGCGGCCCGGATCTCGATCGGCGCGTTCATCTCAGCACCCCTTCGGACACGTCGACCGGCGCACTGTTGGAGAACCGTTCAGCGGCCCGGATCTCGTCGACGGACAGGACCGGCCGCCCGAACTCGTCGCGGATCCGGTTGAGGATCTCCGCGGTCTGGGCCCGGACCAGCGGCTCGGGTTGGACGTACTCGTCGCGGTTCACCTCGACCCGCGTGCCTCGCGGCAGCAGCCAGCCCGACAGGGCCGACATCACGGCGTGCGCTTTCGGGCGTAACCCGGCCCGCCAGTGGTAGTCGAAGATGGCCGACACGTTCGAGTAGGTCATCGAGTCGCCGCCCGACGGGAGACCGACGAGAAACGGCGGCACGCCCAACATGACCGCGATGCGGGAGTCGTTGAACTGGGACAGTTCGACGAGGGCCATGTCGTTGGGGTTGAGTTGGATGGGCCGCCACGTCACCCCGCCGGACAGGACCGCCGGCAGGCCGAGCCCGGACATGCGGGCGTCGATCCATTGGCGTTGCAGAAGCGCGGCGGCGTCGGCCGTGAGCTCGTCGGGGTGTTCGAGCACCGAGCTCGGGATTCCGCCGGTCCCGGCGAGGTTGGCGGCGTAGCGGTGCAGCACCCCGGCGGCGACCATGCGGGCCCGGCCCGCCTCCAACGGGCCGTGGCCGCGGGCGTCGCCCGTCGTGGTCTTGTAGCGGACGTGGAGGA